CAAAACATTCGTAGTCGGGAATGTTGAATGTAACTTCCCTGTCTATAGCTGCACGTTTATAGTTTTTCATACTATTTCCAATATTTAGTCCAAGTTTTTTTTGAAACCTTTTGCGATAAGCCTTCAATCAAGGGTATTAGATAATTACCTTTTTTACTTTCATGCATTACTTTGTTTTTATATTTCTCAGACAAATAATATTCTGTGAAACTCATAGGTTGATTTTTCATTAAATTAAAAGGGTTGATTTTTTGCTTTATTAGCAAGCATGGGATTTAATTTTGACTTAGATTTCTGCTCGCGCAACTCTAAAAATTGTTCATATTGACCATTTTTAATCCATCGGAAACAGTCAGGCCACATTGGTACAAATTTTCCATCTCGAATAAGTTTTACTCTTAAATTAGAATCTGCTTCGAGACAGTCTATAAGTTTATCTTGAGTTTTTTTATCAAGTAATTCCCATTCTCGATAAGCTGGTTTTTTAGATTGCGAAACACATTTATTTCTTTGAGATTGATACTTCTTCCAAAAAAGTTCAAAATTTTCAGAATAACCCTTTTTCTTTTTAGTTATTTGTTTTAGTTTATCTTGTTTTAGTTTGGGTTCATCTCGTGAACCACCCCTAGTTGCTGTGGTACACCACCCTAGTTCATCTGGTGTACTAGTTGCTGAGATACACTGCGGTTGATTACTGGATTGTTGAGGTGCTGGAATTTTACATTCATGCCAAACTGAAACTCGATATGCATTAGTTTTTTGGCCATGTTCATCTATTCTGCAAACTTTCTGTAACCAGCCAAGAGACACTAATTGTTCAACAGTATGAATTACCTTTGTTCTGCACATACCAGCGTCTTTTGCGATTGTGCTATAACTAGGCCATATATTCGGATAGTAACTTTGCAATACCCAAAGAACTGCTAATTGATGTGGACTAATTCTGCCTTTTAATGCAGTAGGCAAAGATACGAAAGGTACATTTTCAGGTATGAAACTCATTTTATGAAATATGTAATTACTGTTGAAGGAATAGAAGCTGCTCCACAGGGCAGTAAAACTTATTTAGGCAAGGGTAGAATGATTGAATCGTGTAAGAGGGTAAGGCCATTTAGGGATGCTGTTAGGGTTGAAGCAAATAAAGTTGTCGAAGAATTAATCAGTGAACCAGTACATATAGAAATATCTTTTTGGTTTAATAGACCGAAATCACATTTAAACTCAAAAGGTCAAGTTAAGCAATCTGCGCCTAAATTTCCTGTCACTAGGAACAAAGGGGATATAGACAAATTATGTCGAAGCACATTAGATGCTTTAACATTATCTGCGATTGCTGATGATTCGCAAGTGGTAAGTTTGCAAGCCCGAAAATATTACTGCGATCAAAATTATACTCTTAAACCACATTCAATGATAACGATACAAACAATTAGTAATTAGTCGGGGGATGAGTAAGCTAACTCTCGCAAATTAACCTCCCTGTCTTTTGGATTTCTCCAATATTGTTTGACTTTCAGACCTACTTAGTACCAGACCTTTAACTAAGAGTCATCAGGCTCCCCGACTAGAGTTTGTTTAGTTCTACTTCCAAAGAGTAACAGACCCGCGCTATCAATCCAGCATCTAAAAATTCTTTTTCTCTTTCGATACCTTTTACACTAGGATTCCGCTTAAGAAAATCTCTTAAAGCTGCGCCATCTTCCGCTCTGAGGTACATAAAAATGTTCATCTATACGTTTGGATAGCAAGAGAAAGTAATTTCTTACAAGCCGATCATAACGCTAAATTAGCGGATCATCATATTCAGGCATAAGAGCCTGATAAATTTTTTCCTCTAAACTTTTAATTTCAAGCATTACAGACATAGCACCAGCCATAGCTTTTTCTACTTCTTCAATAGATCTTTTAGCACAAAGATACAGCATCCATTTTTTTAATTCTATGTAACAAAATCTTTGCTTTGCTTTATAAGCTAGTACTTGTTCAGTTGTCATTTTTTTTTATGCATTGTTAAATCCTTTATCGATAGCTTTTTTTGCTTCCTCTAAAGTATCAAAATCTCCTACTCTTAATCTATAATTCGTTCTTTGGATTGGTCGCTTATCTTCTTTACACTCTTTGTAAATGTCAATACCGCTGACATCTAAAGGTTCAAAATTTTTATCAATCCAAAAATAAGGTGTGCTGTAAATGTAAGCTTTTGTGATTCGGTAACCTTTGTATTCGTAATGTTGCATTAGTTTTGCTCCAAATTTTCCAAAAATTTGTCATTAGCGTCCTCATAGACTTCTTCAATATCGCGCCCTTCAATCTTTACAACAACATCTAATCCAAACTTCTTAGCACAAATTCTAAGTTTGTTGAAAACTACTATGAAGAAGGTGGGAACTGTATCAGTAAATCCCCACTCATAGCCATCTTTTCTGGAACAGTTTTCTATAAGCCTGATTTGTTTATCAAGCTGTTTCATACGTGGTGGAAACATACGTAAGAATCTGTCAGCTTTTTCTTGATTAATAATTTTTGTGTTAGTCATTAGAAAGGTTGCCCCCAGTTTTCATATTGTTTAAGTGTGATTAGACCATCTTTACAAAGTGAATCTGTGTAATCATTCCACTCTGTACGCTTTGCTATATCATCGCCTCTGCGATAGCCCATAGTTTTATAAAGGTCTCTGAATCGTTTTAGTGCTTCTGCTTTTGTCATTGTTTTAAAAAAATAAATTTATAAAAAAGTGGGAGTAATTAAACTCCCCACACGTCATATCTTTCAACTAGTTTTGGTCTAGTGTCACAACCTTCATCAAAAATTGCTCTCAACATATCCATGTTGTTTTGCCAAGTCCTAGTATCGTTTCTAAGTGTGTTTAGCTTTTCAACATCTGCTGCAGCATAATTTCTGTAATGCTCTTCGTTAGCTGTGTCGAACTTGTTAACTTTCAAGTTTTGAATCTTCTCATCATAGTCAGCTATCTTTTGGCCTAGTGCCTTGATCTTTTTGTCTGACCACTTCTCCATCTGAACAGCTAACTTAGAAAATCTTTCCCACTTTTCAGCTTTTTTAGCATCTTTTTCTGCTTGTAACTTAGCTTGTCTCTCAGCTCTAGCAGCATCTTCTTTAGCTTTCTGAGCGCTCTTACCAGCCATTTCAGCACCATGTCTTTCTGATCTGAATTGTGTGTAAGTAGTCAAATGACCATTAGCAGAGTTTTCACCATATCTGTAATTCCAGATCATGCGAACATAGATCTCGAATTTAGTAGCTTCTCTGCGCTCTACGATAGATCCTTTAGTCTCTGCATAATCGTAAACGTGGCCGTAAACTCTACCTTCGATAAGGCCATTACTATAATTAACTGCTAAGTCTGTTTTATAGATGTACTCATCTTTAGTGTGATGCTGTGCAATTCTTTGCTCAAGTAAAGCACAAGCTGCATTAGCTTGCTCTTGTGCATCTTTAACAATATTTGCGTAGTGTGGGTAGAAACGTGGTTCATCCCAGCCAAAGACAGGAGACTTTTCATCTAGTCTTTTTTCAGCAAGATCAATATAACGTCCAGTATAGACGCGTGGGTATCTGGTGTTGTTTTCTTTGTGATTATCGACCTGATTATTTTTATGCTTACAAGTAGCTTGAACTTCAGCAATAAATGAACTAGTGATAGTCTCAACTAGATGCTGTTTGATGTGTTCTGGTGTTTCGAATTTCATTTGCGAGAAAATGTAAAGTGCAGCCCCTTCGAGCTATGTATTAATTATGACTCATTAATAGTAAAACCGCAACAGTAAACATCAGTAAACCTTTAATATATTCAGATATTGTAACTTTTAATCCATAATGGTTTACACTTGTGTATTGATGCGTCATAATAAGAGAGCGGTAAGTATCCGCTTTTCAAATCTCGCAAAATTATGGATCAGGAACTTAAATTAATCTTTAATGACGAACAGCTAGAAAACCTTGAAATGGTACTTCTAGAGGCCAAAGAGAGCCTACCAGATGATGAGCAGCAGTTTATTGATGCTTCTCCAAATAGCTATGCTGGCACTATTAGAATTATGCTTGAACAGATGGCTAGACAGACAAACAGAGGTGTCGCACCTTCTGAGTACATGAACTGTGAGGTTTAGTGATGTCTAAGAATGTTACTTTAATTACATACCCAGAGGGAACCATACTCAAATCCTACGACACATTTGTAGCAATTAAGCCAACTGCTCCAGCTGCTGACGATATGGTTACTGAAGAGTATTACAGCAAAACCACTTCTCGTCAGATTAATGATTTTTTTGGTGGTGCTGAAAAAGCTGCAAAAGTATTGAAAGTTCCACAAAGAACTATGGATACATTGGCAAATTTTCTAGAGGCTTATCACTCATGAGACATTTATTTTTAATGATCGCTGTATCAGGTTTATTCTATACAGCTTTATCTGGTTCTTTATATGACATGACTGTTGCAGACTGTGATGCTGGAATAGTTCGCGCTTGTCAGGAGATTTCAAAAT